TATTGATGGACAAAGAATTAGAGGACAACGATAATGGCAACAACAGCATACATGTCTGGAAGACGCAGGTATCAAAGACCACAGGCAATGCTATGGTCTAATAATGCTGGCACACTGTCAAATGGTCTTTATGTTCCAACGGGATATGAAGTAGGAACTGATGCACCAGATGCTACAGCCTCAGAGATAGACCAGTTCTTAATAATCTCAGATCACAATAGACAGCCCATTGAGTTTAAACCTAATCGTATTGAGAAGCGTGAAAGAACAATTAATGGAAGAATGAGATCTTATCATATTGCAGATAAGATGACAATCACCACATCATGGGATAACCTGCCATCAAGAGCATACCCATATGTGGCAGACTTTGGAATTGCAACTGGGCTATCCCCATATAAAGGTCAAAGCCCATCTCAAGAATTTACAGTAGATGGTGGAGCAGGTGGAGCAGAGCTGTTAGACTGGTACGAAAACCACAAAGGATCTTTTTGGGTGTTCTTATCATATGATAAATATAAAAACTTTGATGAGGGCGAAACCCAGTTTAATAATTTAAATAAGTATAGCCAAATCATAGAAGTCTACATATCTGATTTCTCATACTCTGTTCAAAAACGTGGCGGTACTAATATGGATCTCTGGAATGTATCTGTAACCCTGGAAGAGGTTTAAGTGTTTGTAAGCGAGGCACTGAAGGGTCATCTAGAGGCATCAGCGACCGTTAGGCTGCAGAGTTTAGTCTTGGCTGAGTGGAACATGAACATGCCAGATAACATCTTTAAACTGGGTAATTACCGATATAGACCCACAACCCCATCTAGTAAGTTTTTTACACTTCCTATAGACTTTGACCAGCTCGATTCTGGAGGGTACTATACTGGAGCCACCGATTCTAACGTAGTAGTCAATAGTGGTTTTAATGATGATATAGTAAATCCAATACCCCAGATATTTAAATCTACTAAAGATAAGATGAAGATGATCTATTCTCTGGATGATTGTATTAAACCTTTTAGACCTAGATCTGGAATTAATAAAGCATCATACTTTAAGAATAGATTCTTAGCTAATTCTGGAGCAAGCCTTGCTGAGCGACCAAGATACTATATGGCCTCAAGATATGATCAATTTAAATACTGGACTTCATACAGAACAGAAGATAATAGCGAATATGGAGTTGCAAAAAATATAACTAATGGAAACTATTACATTGATGATACGGCTCCTTTTGTTGTATATAAAGATCCAGTTCCCGCAAATAGAATTGTTATAAAGATGCAAACCAATGTGGGTACGGCAGATTTAGGACCTTTTAAAGATGGCTCTAAGTTAATTGACGATCCACTATACGGAAGCATTAATCAAACAACACCAGATAGGTGGAAAGTACAATACTTAAAAGATAATAACTGGGTAAATGCTTATTCATTTAATGAAAACTCTTTAAGAGATAACGGGTCTAGCATTATCGGTCCAGATGGATACTTAGAGTTACAGTATGGAATAATTATTCCAGATGATTATAAAGATATTTTTGTATACGCAGAAAAAATTTCATCAATAACTTTACTGCCTCAAAAATCATATAATGGTTATGCATACTTAGTTCAAGAAAATTCATCAGATGTTGGAACATTTCATATTTGGAACTCAACAACATCAGCATATGAAACTTTTGTTCCAAATTATGGTTGGCAAGTAGGCTCAGAAGAAATCAAATCTCAAACTGGTTTTATTAAAGATTTAACAAATCAAGATTTTTTTATTGATGACATGAATCAGTCAACTGTTTATCGTGAATTTGATTATGTTCGTGGCATAAGAATTGTTGTAGAAACAATGAATAGGTTTGATTCTACCTTTGATTTAATTGAGATGTCACCAAGATTAGTAGTTGACATTTCAGACAAAGTTACCGACTTTAAAATTACAAAGATTTTATCAGATGTAGGAATTACATCAATGCCAGTTGGACAACTTTTAGCTTCAACTGGAACCCTAGATATATTTGATGATGATCAAGCTTTTAACGAAAACAATACATCAAGTATTATTTCTAAGTATATTAGAAAAAACATTAAGTTTAACTTTTATGAAGTTGTTCTAGATGTTGCTGGCTATGATTATTTTGTTCCCATAAAAACTTTATATTCAGAAGGAGTTCCACAAGCTAATGACAATGGTGCTACTCTTTCATTGACATTAAGAGACCTATTCTTTTTCTTAGAGTCAATGCCTGCCCCAAGAATGCTAACAACGCAAACATCTTTAAGTTATGCTGTTAGTTTAATTCTTGACTATATTGGTTTTAGTAATTATTCTTTTAAAAGAACTGCTGGAGAATCTGAAATGGTTATCCCATATTTCTTTATTGCTCCAGATCAAAACGTTGCAGAAGTTTTAAATGAGTTGGCTAGAGCAAGCCAAAGTGCAATGTTCTTTGACGAAAACAATAACTTTATTGTTATGAGCAAAGACTATTTAATGCCAACAGAATCTCAAAGAGCAACAGACTTCGTAATCTCTGGATCAAATAATCAAACCGATACTGGAGACATAGTAGAAAACGCTTCTTCAGGAAAGCAACCAAATTTAATCTCTATTGCTTCACAAGATAAAAAGATTTATAACGATGGAAGAATTAACTATACAGAAAGATATATTCAGAGATCTTTGGGTAAGTTAAAGCAAGCATCTTTAATTGATAATGATCAAACTTGGATATACAAATCATCACTATTATGGGAAGTTGCGGGAACAGAGATTGTAAAAGCTAAAAATGAATTAGCTCAAAAACAAGGAAACTATGTGCTAGGAGCAATGCCATTAAACTCTGATCTATCTTCAGAAGCCCCAAGTGTTGTTTCAGGAGTATTGGTAAACAATATAATTGATTTTGGAGAAAATGTTTATTGGTTAACAAGAAATCAAGGATACTTTTATTCTAATGGAGAAATAATTAGATATGATGCAGTTCAGTACAGCATTACACTTCCACTATGGTATGAGATAAGAGCAGACGGAAAACTAAGTGATACAAATCCTCAGATAGTTCTTCCTGGAAGATTAGCTCCATCAAGCATTACTGACGATACTGAAATACTTAAATGGAGAAATACACATAAGCAAGGAAGTAGTAATGTTTGGATTAGTAGTAATGAAGAGTATCAAAAATACTTTTCGTCACTGCCATTTAATGGAAAGATCTATCCAACTGGACTAGTTAGAATATACTCAACACCATACTATGAAACAATCGGAGATGTTGTTAGGTTAAAAAATGGAGCAGTTGTTGATCATGGTCGAGGCCAATTTAATACTCCGTTGGCTTACCATACAGCAGGCGTTAATCCCTATTGGTCAAATAATGATTATGTTAGGGGATGCAACATGGAATCCCAGTACTTATTTACCAATACATTACTAAAAGATATTGCCACACCAACCACAGTAGTAGGTGTTGCTGGAGAAAACAATACTTTAGCAAAACAAACAACACGTAATGGAATCATTAAGAATCTTATGTCAACAGCTTATTTAACTGAAACTTCTGTAAATAATTTACAGTCAACTCAAACAGGAACAGTCCAATCTTCAGCTCTTGTTATAAATGGACCTTCGTTTAAAACTACAGAAAACCCAATTAACTTTGTTTCTTATGTTTACAAAGAGCTAGATAATGCGTATAAGCATTTTGGAACTAGAGTTCGTATTATTGGAAAAACTGAAAACAATGCTGTCAAATTTCAAACACCAACTGGAAGCTCAACCTATTATCAGATTGCTGGTACTAACACAGATCAAAATCCTAACATATCAGGCGCAGGTGGAGGCATTGCTGTACTTCTTAATCCAGAAACAAATAACGGATACTATTTTGAAATTACCGCACTTACTGAAAACAATATTGAATCTTACTTTAAATTTGACAATGCAGGTAATCCAAGCATTGATATACATAATATTGTTTTTTATAAAATTAAAAAAGATGTTGATGTAGAAAATCCTAAAGCCATTCCAATAAAGTTATGGGGAGGATTAGGAGCGATAACAATTGATGAAGGTTCATTTGTTGGACAATATAGACTTGCTGGAGAAGAAAATCCAACGGTATATGATCTATCAGTAGAGTATGAAGATATTGGAAAAGTTAGAAGGTTCTATCTTTATATTAATAATAAAATAATTCAAGTAGTAGAAGATACTGACCCGCTACCAATTTACAACAATATGGCTTTATTTACTCGTGGATCTGCTAGATGTATGTTTGAAAATGTTTATGCACTATCTGAAAACTACTCTCAAAATACAGTTGCATCTACTTCTCCAGAAATTAATAATGTTTTTGGACAAACTCAAAATTCAAATAATTTTAATAGAGAAACTGGACTATTTGGAAAAAATGAAATAAATGAAAACGAATCATTTAGAAAATATGCTATGAGCGGTGTAGTTCAATCTACCTACCTTAATGGAATAAGTTCTCAACAGCCACCAAAATATAATATGTATTTTGAAGAGTTTGGATCAATCATGAGAGAATGCTCATACTTTGACATTAAATATGACCGTGCATTTCCAGCTCTTTCTGCTCAGATCTCTCCAACTTTTAATAAAATTAAATCATATGTGATTTCAGGGTTTCAAGCAAACTCTTATGGAGCAGAGTTTTTAGTTTTTAATTCTACAGATAAAGCAATTAGTTTAGACGAAACTACACAAAGCTTTTTAAGAATTCAAGGAATAACATTTACTCAAGATACAACACACGAGCTAACTGTTGATGAGTTTTTTAAAAAACGTAGTAACATGTCAGACCCAGAACTAACTGCAACAAATCAAATTATTTCACCCTTTATTGAAAAAGAAAAATATGACAGGATTAGGCAAAGCAGAATGACATATGGAAAAAATGAATTTTCTATTGACAGTCAATATATTCAAACCCAAGACAGTGCTGAGTCTTTAATGAACTGGATTATTAATAAAGTAATGGAACCTAAAAAAATAATTGGTGCTAATATCTTTAGCATACCAATATTACAATTAGGAGATATTGTTACCTTAGACTATAAAGATTCTAACGGATTGGATTTAGTTACAGCAGACTCTACAAGATTTGTTGTATATAATATTAATTATAGTAGAAACCAAGATGGCCCATCTATGACTATCTATTTGAGTGAGGTGTAGCATGGCTGAAACTAATTTTTCTAACTTATCGGCATCTCCATTAACACCAGCTGACCTTGCTAACGCAGCTATTAATTTTATTAAACAAAATTCTGTAAAAACTGCCCCCATAGATACGGTTCTTTTCGATGATGGAAAAGTGGCACCAGAGGCTATGTTTGATATTGTCTTTGAAAATATTGGGGGGCATGAGCTAATTAACATTGCCAGAAATGACACTATTAATGGTCAAGTTATATCTAATAATATAATTAAAAACTTAACATCAATTCAGCAACAGTATAATCCATTAAATATAATTAGCCTACAGGGTTCATCGGATAAAATATTTAGTAACTTTCCTATTAAGCTGGAAGAAAAGATTCCACAGGTTGGAAATGGTCCAGCAGGAAGTAATATATATTTCGATGACTCTGGAGACCTAATCATAGAGTTAGTTAATCTTAACAGTGATGAGCAAGTTGACGTACAAATTGGCGTAAGTGGTACAATATATGAAGCATATTTAGGAGAAGCTACATCATGATAACTAATACTGGTAAGACTATTATTGGCAAATATTTATTAGGCCAAGCACCAGCTTTTGCTTCTTATATTGCTGTTGGCTGTGGACCACAACCGTTTAAAACTTCAGAAGATCTTATCGTCGATTCAAATAAAGAGAATCTAGATTTTGAAATGTTTAGAGTCCCAATATCTTCAAGAGGGTATGTACAAGAAAACGGTATGAATAAAATTGTTCTTACGGCTGAATTGCCAACGGAAGAAAGATATGAAATTACAGAAGTAGGGCTATACTCAGCTGGATCAAACCCTTCAGCTGGATCCTATGACAGTAAAACAGTTTTTGCATTTACTGATACAGAAAACTGGGAATACCATACAGAAACTGCTACATCACCAATTCCAACTATTCCAGTACCACTTGATACTAATGATGATAATAACATCACAGGCTCATACCTAATAAACTCAGATACAAAAGAATATGATGCGGTAAATGGAGTACTAACAGCAACACCTGTATTCCAAGCTAACTCTGACAACAGCATATTCTATAAAACATCTAGAGCACTCAGATATGAAAGATGTAGGTTTTTAAATAATACTATTTTGATTCAGGGTGATACATCAGACTTAGATATAAATGCGGTTGCTGGTCCAACGTTTGGTCATCCTCTTCCCTCTTCTCTCT